CCCCTTTCGGTTAGGTCACACTCAATTCCATGCATGAGGTTGTTTGAGGCCTTCGTACTGTTAGCGTAGTCTGCATTCTCCATCTCAAGCTTTGATTGGAACGCAGCATCAGTTGGATCATAATCTGTTGCAGCTATGACCGTTCCTAACGCCTGATTAGTTCCATTGTAAACTGAAGATGTGCTAATGAACTCGAAAATAATACCATTAGGTTTATATTGCTCGAATTGATTTGCAATGGTAGATAACCATGGAAACAGACTTGGGTTTCCTGGATTTAAGAAGAATGATTGATTAGTAAATACCGAGGAACCGTTAGACAAAGACCCACTGAAGATGTCCCCAATGTACTCTCTGTCAACAATTCTAGTCCCTCTCTTACCATCAGAATCAAACTTCAATCCAGTTGCCGCTCCGTTAGCAGCAGGAATTAGGGAGTTCACATGGAGATTATAATCTCCGAAACCAAACCATTTGGCTAAACTACTAGCCGCTTGACCACCTAAGTCACCTTCCCCAACTAAGTTGCCTAAAGCATGGCCCGCTAATTGAGCGACCTTACCTACAGTTGAAGTCGGTTGACTATGCTCGAATTTTGACAATCTCTTATCGATGTCATTAATCGCTGCTAGATCTACGACTGAGTAGTCCCCTTTTCCTTTCAAGACTTTCTTTTTGTTTGGAAGAGTTTTCTTCTTTGAGCTCTTTCTCGTCATTTAATGTCTCTATAATGAAATAAGTATATAATACTATAAACAACGTGTACAATACTAAACCGGATAAAACCTCTATTTTATTCGATTACTATTGACTCTGTGAATCCGTCGAGTCAACAGCTGAGATGATTGAAACTACCTCATCTCTAATTACCTCCCACTCAGGATGCTCTCTCATCTCAAATGTAAACTGGTCGAATAGAGTTGGTGTTACGACTCGATTTGACAAAAGAGATAAGACGATTTTGACATGGTTTTCGGGGTAATGGTACCCTTCCTTAATAATTTGGCTACAGAATGATGCGTTTGAGAAATCGGTTTTAGCAAAATCAGTGATTTCTATACCCATTTTCAAGTACGCTTCTTTAAAGCTTGCTTCGCTCATTTTGTCCTCCTCAATGCAATCATCACCGTTTGAGATACACTGTACAAAGCCACGATCATCATTAACGATGGAATTTGCAAAGGAGGGTAAAGCGGATCTGATGACCGTTCCGTACAGAGCTGTTTTGAAAACTCCTGAGAGTAACCAAACAGC